ATATAATTTGCTCTGCATCCATTTTCCATGTAAGTAAGTCTTGAAATCCGATTTGGTCGAGTTGTGGTTTGTGGATTTGGTCAAGATTATCTAACATAATATCGAAATCGTTTCCTTGCGAGTAGTCTACTCTTGGTGTAATACTACATATACCTATTAGGTAACATGGCTCGGTTACTTTCACTGTGATATCTCCACCTTTCTTCCCGACGTTAACGCCTCGTCCTGCTAGTGTTCCTAGTGGTTCTCCCTCGGCTGCACTATTACTTACAACTTCTTGGAATTGTATTTCACTTGACATTCCGCCTTGATATTCAGGTATTTCGCTTCTGCTTACATAATCAGTTGTATATACTGTTTCAATCCAATCGTTGTAAGTTCCGCCACTGATTGCAATTCGGTTCAACATATTATAAACTTTTTTCGCTAAAATCAGTGTATCAAGTTCTAATTTTCCGTCTGATACGTCTACTGCTGTGATTGCATTGATTCCATTTTCTCCATCAATCCATTCGGTGTTAATCCAATTGTTAAAGATATCTGATTGATAAGTTTTTACGGCTAACCCTACTTGTGGATATGAACTATAAAACTCTTTTCCTAGGCTAATTAAGTCTTTCAGATATTTTTGGGTTATATTTCCCTTGCCATCTTCGTGCTGTATTAGTCCCTCTTGGCTTCCTAATGATAAGATTTCTTCTCTAGTCTTATCAATTTGCTCAAGTTCGTATTCATTCAGAGTTACCGACCCCGATGTTTTAACTCCTGTTAATCTAATGTTCCTGTATTCAGGTGCGTCGTGCCAATTTACGGGAATACTCCATACATTATTATTGTAGGATAGAGCTGCATTTCCTGCCATTTGTTTTGCTGTGATTTCGAATGTTCCTGTAACATTTGTTGCGTCTGATAAATACTCTCCTGTTAATATTAATTGGTTTATATCCCCGTCGCTTGGAAATACTGTATCTGCTATTTCGATTACATATTTAATGAGTTTGTTTTCGGCATAGTATAGATTCATGAAGCTACTGGTTACCAATTCCCACTTCTTATCCTCTCCTATTTCAGCTAGCCCCATAACTCTGATAGGTGATTGAACTGTAGTTGGATTCTGAACTTCTGTTACATCTCCTACTCCAATTGTATAGAAATTTTCCTCCTGCTTGTTCGCATAGTAATTTTTAAAAATGTCATAATATGCAATTGCAGGAATAGCGTTGAATTTGTGTACGAAATCTAGTGAATCCGATAATTCCCTACCCTTGTTTCTGAAACCTAAATACGCTAGCAAACTACTGCTACTCCATGCACTCTTAGAACTATCTTTCCCTAATGTTATGGCGAATTTCGGAAATTTCACCTTAGCCATATCAAGTCCTACATTTAATGCGTTATTGTGAAGGAGTGCATTGTATAGTCTGATAGGCACCGTAAAGATGTCCATCTGAAATTTGTAGCTGCCAAATAGTGGCCCGACAGTCGGATGTGTCAGAATATGACTATTTGCTTTAATCTTGTATGTTGTACCCGGTGTTGCAAGGATTTTCATGCAGGGAACTAGTGTTCCCGGTGCTTGTGTGTTTCTCCAAATATATGAGAGGTTATGTGTACTTCTCTCGTAGTCACGCATAGCGACTTTCATTTTGTTGTTGTCACCCAGCGTGTTTTTCCCGATAGTTTTCTTGACCATAGTTTTATTTATTTATTATTTAACATTTCGTTTACTTTTTTTTCTGCGATATGTTCGCTTAGTTGTCCTACAATGGTCACTAACATGTCCCAGTCTATCATGTTTGCAATGTAGTCTTCTGCATTTTCTTTCGTTTTGAATTCCACTTTTGAAGCGCGATATTTTCCGCACACGATTACGAATCTTTCCTCTTCGTTTACTTTTGTTTTCTCGACTCTGAATAAGTTCATTCCGTTTCTTTCCATGATTTTTACTTATTAAAATTGTTATTAATTCTTGTACTATCCACGCTAGTACTGTTTTCTTGTCTCTGTTCAAAAGTACCGTTATTGTTTTTCGCGATACTCATACTCATTGTGCATGCCTGCAAGAATAGGATACTTAATACTGTAGTAATGAAAGTTACTACTGCTGTAACTAATTTTTCTTTTTGTCCTTTAGTCATATAAATATACATTTATGTTTAATATTTTATATTTTCTTTTGTTAATCATCTTTCTCATGCTTTCTTTGCATTCCCAAATGATTTGTTCCTTTATTTTTCTTGAGGTTATAATTTCCATTTCTATGGATTTTACGACTCCCGTTTCTTTATCCGCTATAACAGCTATTGTCTTATTTCTCATATTCAGGACAATGTATTAAATATGTGTATCTCTTATCGTCTGACGAATTTGATCTTAGGATTAATGTGAAGTCGTAGTTTTTTACTTCCCATCCTCTTTTCTTGTATTCTTCCCCTATAGTTTTTAGACTTTTTTTACAGTCTCTAATTCTTCCTGTATAGACTTCTTGAGCATTATTCCAAGAGTCTATTCTTAATACGCTGTAAATCTTATTCATATTGTTTAATTATATTGATTTCACAATTTTTGTACCAATAATATCCGAACAGTGTTTCAATCACTTCCCCCTGTTCATTGCTTAATTTTGGTGATAACGCAAGTAAGTTGAATCTTTTCTTTAGTAATTCTTCGTCATCTTCGTTTAACTCTAGCTTGAGGATTAGCTTGTATGAAGCGTTTTCTTTAGCTTTTATTTCTATTTCTTTTTCCATAATTGTAAAATTTTTGTTGTTTAATGGTGTTTATCTCTTTCTCACACCACAAAGATAATACAAAAATATAAGCCAACCAAATAAATGACTGACTTTAACACTTCTTTAACACTTCTTCATCAGCATTGCTAATAAAAAATGAGAGAAGGGGTCGGTTTGGTTCTTTGCCGAGACAAAGAACAGCCTGATACTACTACACGTCTCGACCGGGTCGAGCGTGCTTGAGTGACGAGCTGGGAGAGCGAGGAACGGCCGAACAAAGTGAGGAAAATAATGAGTTGCGAAGCAACACCTACATGTGTAGCGAGAACCTCGAGAACCTCGAGAACTTCGTGCGTCAGAATGGACAGCAACCAATCTCGTAGTTGTTAATTCTCTCTGCTGTTTGTCTGTCGATATATTCGTTCATATTTCTTCGTTTTCTGTACATACTTCTTTGTTTTTCCAGTCTTCGCCAATACTGTTTTTCTTTCCATAGAGCTATATTGTCTCCGTGTATCTGTTTTGCTTGTTCTCTGTAGTAGCTTAGGAGATTCTTGTACTCATCTGAATCTATCTTGCACTTTTCCCCCATCACCCATGTATCACCCTTATCTAATTTCTGTAGCCAAAGTAACTCTTTTTCTTCTTCACTATAAATCTTGTCGCGGTAATATCTTGGCATCATTGCTCTAGTGCCATTTTTAAAGACGTAATATTCTCTTGTATTCTTCCCGTTATATCTGTTAAATCTCCAATCTCCGCGTTCGAAGTATTGTTTTCCCATTCCTGCACTTGTTAACACTTTCCCTGTAAACTCTCTATTGTTTAAATCGTCTTTTAACATATACTTGCTTATGTAATTAATTGTTTTTTCGTTTACGAAGTTTCCAATAAATACATATCCGTAATTCCACTTCTCGATCGTCAACTCTGCTGCTTCTTTCCCGAAAAATATTCCGTGTAAGTGTATTCTTCCTCTGTCTTCTCCTAGCTCTGTTACGCACCAGTGTTTTAATGATTTTCCTGTTTTCTTTCTGCATCGCTCTAGGAACTTTCTTAGCGCTAGTGTTGCTATATTGTTCTCGTTCCCCTTGATGGATTTAATTTCTAGTTCGTTTTTCAACATCTCTAAATTATCGTCATCAATTGTTAATGTTATAAAATAGCTCTTGTTGTGTCTGATTTCTTCTGCTAGTCTAATTCTCCATTCTCTAGCTTTCTTTTTTCTACACTCGTAGCATTTCCCGCATGCTACCGGCACATAATTCAGCCTTGCATCATGTGGAGAGGGTTTGTAGTACCCCCTCTTTTTCGATGTCCTGTACTTAGGATTTGGAATTAATTTTGGATATAAACACATATTACTTAATCATTGCTGTTCCTACTATCTGACCAATTTTCTGTACACTCTCTAGGCTTCTTAGGATTATATCTGCTATAAGCCTTGTTTCTTCTAAATTAAGTTTTTTCTCTGTAAATTTATTTTCCTTGTTCCATTGCTCAATCTGTGCCTCAATTTGTTTTCTGACATTTTCTCGCTGTCCCTCCCAATTTTCAACCTGTTTTCCCCATAATTGTAATTGGCCGTCGATGGTTTTTATATTTTCTTCGGTAAATTTGGCATTTGCTGCTGCTTCTATTGATTTCATCGTATTTAGGCGTATCTCTGAATCGATTTTCTTTTGCAACGAGTTTTTTATGATTGTTTTTTGTTCGTTGTCTAGGTTTATTCCGTCAATTTCGGATACTAATTTGTCGAATTCCTTAAATAGAACATGTTCTTGAACTTTTAAATTTAATCTTTCTTGGTCTGTTTTTGCTGCTAGACTTTCGCTTAGCTCTCTAGCCGCCTTGAGTGATTCTTCGTATGCCTTTCCCACGTAATATTGTTGTTTTTCTGAGGGTATTTTTGCGATAATTTCATCGATTTTCGCTTCGCTCTCTTTGATTCCTTGTCTTGCTGCGTCTGTATCAACTCCTTTGATTTTATTCGCTTCTGCATATGCCTTGGCGCTCTCTGCATTCATTAAGTTTGTTTGTGCCTTGATTTGGCTTAATTGAAGTCCCATACCCACTGCTTGCGCTTGTGACAGTCCGACTCCACTACCGCTTGCTCCACCTGTGCTTCCTGTTCCTGCTCCACCACTTCCTGCGCTTCCGTACATTAATGCAGGATTTAATCCTGCTTCTTCTAGGCGTTGTTTTTGGTTTTTCGCTGAATTGTATTCTGCCGTCATTCCGAAATATTCGTTTTGACGCTGTTGGTTCCTCTGTGCCATTTCTTCGTTAAGCTTCGCTTGATAATCCATGTTTTCCAATTCATACCCGTGCTGCTTTTCCATTAATTTTTTTTGGTCGTGGTACCCTATGCCTCCACCTCCAAACAGTCCATTTACAAAACTTCCTACTCCGCTTGCTAGTCCTCCTGTGGCTGCATCGCCAATCATTCCTAGTGCATTTTTAATAAATCCCATAATAATAAGTTTTTACATTGATTTCGCTCTTTCTCAAAGAGCTTTACATTATAACTAGATAATATATGCTACGTGCGTACCACCCTCTTTTAAGAGGATTCCGTGGTAAACTTATTGGACAATCTATGCCGTGCGTCCCCACGGAATCTTCGGTCTTAATGGTCGTGCACTTCACACGTATGAACTTCGTTCACCAAAGTGGCTACATGCTAATTGAGTTCATTTTTTGAATCAATTGCACCGTTGGCTACGGCTTTCTTAACTTCTTCTTCAATACTCTTCTTCGCCTCTCGCATACCGCCTAATTCTGATATCCTACCTCTTGTTCGGTTTACTTTCTCCATCGCGTTTAATGCAATATCCCACTTATCCGTTCGGATGTCGTATGCTGCTATTACTCCGTCCTTTCTCGGCGTATAAATTAATGGCGCGCTATCTCCGATAGGTTCGTTATTTTGCGTCATTCTGTCAATTTTTAATTCAAGCCTCTCACCTTCAACTAGAGCTGTTCCTAGTTTACTTCTGTAATTAATTCCTATTTTTTTCATGTTGTAAATTATTAAAGTGTTGGCATTACCTTCGCGCTCATCACGATACGTGCTTCGATATCGAATCCGATTTGTACCCAAAAATTCATACTCTGTAAGTCTGTATCTGCAAATACATAGTTATATGCTTGTGGATCGATATATGTTGAGTTGTTCAGCTTAGGTGTGTTTCCATTCCATTCGGTTTTGTAAATTCTATTCAGTACCATGAATGATTCTGGTTGCCCTACTGCAAAATTGCCGTATGTTTTATTGTAGTTTGTCATATAGTCTATCCATGCAGGTTGTTTGCCTACGCTATACTCCTTCAATACGCCATTCGCATATATAATTTGCTCTGCATCCATTTTCCATGTAAGTAAGTCTTGAAATCCGATTTG